AATTGCTGCGCCAAAAGCGCCCAGGTGGATTACTCTCTTGATAGCGAGGTAAAGCAATGGCTGTTACAGCGACTGTACGCGCAGAGCTAGCAAAGCTCAGCCCATGTTCGATCATCGAGTTGTTTGAGGTGAAAACATCAACGCTATTGCATGGAGCCTGCGAGGTATATAGATTTCACTCTGGCGTCAATGCAAAAGCTGTCAGCGGCCATCTTGTTTGGGCTGGCAATACTTATTACGCATGGCCAGTAGAAGCGGACGGTTTTGAGTACAGCGGGCAGGGCTCTCTACCGCGCCCAAAAATCAGAATTGCAAACGTAGATGGAACAATTACTGCGGTTCTGTTGGAGGTCAATCAATTTACATATGGATCTGATTTGACGGGCGCAGAGGTCACAAGAATTCGCACGCTTGCTCGTTTTCTTGACGCAACTAATTTTGATGGCAATGTTAATCCGTTTGGCACGCCAGACTCAACCGCATCGCTTCCAGATGAAAAATATTACATAGATAGAAAGTCTGCAGAAACTCGTGAACTCGTTGAGTTTGAACTTGTATCAGCTTTTGATCTTGCTGGTATTCGCCTACCAAAACGTCAAACGATTAATAACATTTGCCAGTGGCGATATCGTAGTGTAGAATGCGGCTACGGAGGTACTATATACTTTGACGAAAATGATCAGCAGGTTTACGAAGAAGATCAGGATGTTTGTGGCAAAAAATTAAAAAGCTGCGAGATTAGATTTGGCGTCAATTCTCCGCTACCATTTGGCTCGTTCCCTGGCGTTGGACAGTATAACTATTAATGAATGATCAAAATCGTGCGATTGCCCTAGAGCACGCAATTTCTGAGTGCCCAAAAGAGGCGTGTGGCCTTGTAGCAATTGTCAAAGGCAAAGAGCGTTATTTTCCATGTAAAAATTTATCATTAGACCCAGATCAAATGTTTGTTATTGATCCGCTGGATTACGCACGAATAGAAGATATAGGAGAAATCGTAGAGGTATTTCATAGTCATCCATCGACAAGCGCACTTCCAAGCGAGGCCGATCGTGTTGCCTGTGAGGCCAGTGGCCTCCCGTGGGTCATTTGCAGCCCTCTCCTGAACACATGGCACGCCTTTGAGCCGTGCGGCTTCAAGGCCCCATTGGTTGGGCGAGAGTGGGTCTGGGGGGTTACAGATTGCTGGTCCCTGGTGCGTGATTGGTACGCAGAGCATGGCGTTGTCTTGCGCGACTGGGAGCGCCCTTTGTCTCCAGATGATTTTGAGGCTGCACCAATGTTTGAAGCCTGCTGGAAGGAAACTGGCTTTTCTCTTGTTGGTGAAGACGATGAAATCAAGAAAGGAGACGCTGTTTTAATGCAGATCCAAGGCCGCGAACTTAATCACATTGGCGTGTATATTGGTGATCAGTTTTTACTTCATCACATCAGAGGCAGGCTAAGTAGTTGCGATTTATACGGCGGATGGCTGCAGGGTTGCACTGGAAAAATCATAAGGCACTATGATTGGAGGAGGCTTCAGAGCGCTTAGCAATGCGAACGATTCGTGTTTATGGGCAGCTTGCCAAAAAGCTAGGACAAAGAGTATTTCGCGCTGAAGTAGATACAGTTGCAGAAGCCATTAGATTCTTAGTGGCTAATTTTCCTCACATTGAGGAACACATGATACAGCAATATTATAGAGTTAGAACTGGTAAACACATTGTAGAAAAAGAAGGAATACATTATCCAATTGGCGCTGATGAAAGTATTTTTATTACTCCTGTAGTTGCCGGTGCTGGAGCTGTTGGCAGGATTATTGCTGGCGTCTTCCTGGTCGCGGCTTCGTTCTTGATTCCTGGCGCCCAATTGCTTGGTTTCGCCTTGGCGCCAATTGTGTTCAGCGTCGGTGCAAGTTTAGTCCTTGGGGGTGTTGCACAACTTCTTGCACCTGTTCCTCAAACACCCAAAAAAGATAAAGATCCAAAAGAGACAAACTATAGTTTTTCTGGCATCCAAAACACCAGTAGGTCTGGCTTGCCAATACCAGTTGTCTATGGAGAAACGGTGGTTGGCAGTATTGTAATTAGTGCTGGCGTATCCATTGAGAGGGTTGACTGATGGCAAAAAATATTTCTGGCGCCGGTGGCTGCTTTACTGGTGCAACGCTTATTCGTGTTCCTGGCAATTGCTGTAGAATTGATTCACTAAGCGTTGGCGATACAGTTATCAGCTTTGATGATTGTGGAGATTTTCATGAAGCCAAAATTCTAGCCGTTCACGTTCATGAAAACGAGGCCGTTTATCAGTACAATCTTTGGGGCGCTGGAGCCATAGAGGCAACACCAAATCATTGGGTATTGAATCAATTCAATGCATTTGTTGCTATTGGTTCGCTTGGGAGCGATGACTGCGTTATCGACATCAATAATCACCTGCGTCCAATCATTTCATCTGAATTCATTGGATACAAAACAGTTTACAACTTAACTGTCGAGGGTCAGCATACTTTTATTGCCAACAATATTCGCGTTCATAATGCAGGTCTTGGACTAGGAAAAATTGCTGGCGCTGGTGGCGGCAAAGGTGGTGGCGGTGGATCGCCAGATACGGAAGATGATAATTTGAATTCAAGGGCGTATGCAAAAATTATTGATTTAATTAGCGAAGGGGAGATAGAGGGTTTTCCCTCAGCACGTCAATACACGAAGGGCTCTGATGACTATAGAAAAGCAATGCTTAAGGATATTTATTTTGATAAAACGCCGGTACTAAGAAAAGAAGCAGATATAAATGATCTTGGCGACAGAGATTATAATTTTAAAAAATTAAAGTACAATCATTTTTCCATTTGCTGGGGCACGCAAAATCAAGAAGCAATTCCTGGTTTCTCTTCTGCTGAAAACGAAATCTCTGTCGGTGTTGTCGTTGCCCAAAATGCCCCAGTTACAAGAGTAATTACGGACTCAGACGTTGACAGAGTTCGCGTAAATCTTAGTTGGCCTGCACTTCAGGAAATTGAAAGCGATGGAGATATTGTTGGCTCAGAAGTTCAGTACGAAATTCTCGTCGCTTATAATGGTGGCCCTTTTGAAGTGGTTAAAGAAAAGACGCTAAGCGGAAGAAGCGGTAATGTTTTTCAGAAAAGCCATATTGTTGCAATAAATGGCGCATTTCCGGTAGAGATTAGAGTAAAAAGATTGACAAAAAACTCCTATGATCCAAAGATACAAAATGAATTTACTTGGATCAGCTACACAGAAATAACAGACGCAAAACTGCGCTATCCAAACTCTGCGCTTGTTGGAATGGATATAGATTCGCGTAATTTTACCAGCATTCCAACTCGCTCGTTTAGAATTCGCGGACTTAAAATCAGAATACCGTCAAATGCAACTGTTAATGATAGCGATGGAAGCCTTGAATATGGTGGACTCTGGGATGGAACCTTTGCCGCCAAGCAATGGTGCGCTGATCCAGCATGGTGCCTGTGGGACTTGCTGACAAATTACAGATATGGGCTTGGGCAACACATCAAAAGTAAAGATTTAGATAAGTGGTCGTTTTACGAAGCAAGTAAATATTGCAATGAAAAAGTTGACAGTGGACTAAAAGATGCGAATGACAATGCAATTTTGGAACCACGCTTCTTGTGCAACGTATCAATTCAATCGCAGGATGAAGCGTATAAGGTCATAAATGATATGTGCTCTGTTTTTAGGGCAATGCCGTATTGGGGTGCTGGTACGTTAATTATTGCCCAAGATCGTCCAGCGTCTCCAAGCTATTTGTTTAATCAAACCAATGTAACAGAAGAGGGCTTCCAGTACAACGGCAGCAGCCTTCGCACTAGGCACACAGTCGCAGTTGTTGGTTATCTTGATACGGAAAATCAAGAAACAGCATATGAGTCTGTCGAAAACGCTGAGGGTATTGCAAGGTATGGCGTGGTAACAGCAGAAATTTCTGCATTTGCCTGCACCAGTCGCACACAGGCGCACCGGATTGGCGAATGGCTCCTATACACAGAGCAGTACGAAACTGAGACGGTAACTTTTAAAACTAATATTGATGCTGGTATAGCTGTAAGACCTGGAATGATTATTGCAACGTCAGACCCTCTGCGCTCCGGTGCAAGAAGAGGCGGCAGGATTAGGGCAGCTGGTACTGATTATATTATTATTGATGAACCAACATCAACTGATATTCCTCTAACTGGAACCCCAACTGTTCATGTTTCCATGACAGACGGGACAGTTGAGGAAAAAACAGTTACGGCAACGGCTGGCGCAAAAATAACAATATCTGGAACGTTCACATCGACCCCACTTGTCGGTGGTGTATTTATTTATAACAACGACGATATGCGCAGAGCGCTGTGGAGGGTCTTAAATGTGCAGGAAGTTGATGGCGCATCGTATCAAATTACAGGAATATCATACAACTCCAGCAAATATGACTATATTGAAAGAGGGTATGAGTTTGACGACAAGGTTTATCTGCCACTAACGATTAGTCAGCCATCTGATCCACAAAATATTACTGTTGCAACAGCAACATATGAATCAGTCGGCCAGCTAGCCAATAAAGTGCTCCTTAGTTGGGACAGCGACCCAAGCGCTGTTAACTACGAAATTCGTTACAGAAGGATTGGCTAATGAGTTATAACTGGCAGCAGCTGACATCTGAGGCTCCCTCGATTGAGATTGGCAGTCTGGATGCTGGCGTGTACGAATTTGAAATAGTCGCCGTAAATGCTCTTGGCCAGGTATCAAATTCATCACTAATTAGGCAAACAATCGCGCCACAACAAAAAGTTCCATCTGGCCCAACAAATGTATCAATATCTCCAATTGACGAATTCACTGGGCTTTTGTCGTGGGATAGATCAACGGATATTCAGGTTGTAGTTGGCGGCAAGGTTTTAGTTTATCATCAACCTGTTTTGACTGGCGCGTCTTGGGATGCAAGCACAGAAATCGTGAGGGATATTTCTGGCTCGCAGGCCTCAACGGTTGTCCCTTTGCTTGAGGGAACATATCTTGTTAAGTTCAGCACAAATGCAAATGTTCGCTCGAATTCATTTGGAGCGGCAACAATAAAGCTGTCTGAGCCCGATCCCGTACTTACGGTTTCGACGATAACAGAGGATGTATCTGATTTCCCTGGAGACGAAAGTGGGTTGATCTATGATGCCATTAAAGATGGACTTGTTTTAAAACTTGGCGATTTATTTGATTCGTTTGCGTTAGATGGCCAATTTGATGATTTGCCGACCATTGATTACGTTGGTGGGGTGAAACCATACGGCGAATATTACTTTGACTCTATTGTTGATCTTGGCGCCGTATGCGATGTGCAGCTTATTCGCAGGCTTGCGGTTGAGCCGTACAACGTAGCTGGATTATTTGATAACAATGCAGGTCAAATAGACGCATGGGGAGACTTTGATTGCATTGACGTAACAGATGCAAATGCGTCGCTTTATGTTAGGTCAACTGATCTAGATCCATCAAGTGCAAGTATTGATTCATTTGCGACCAATATAGATTCTTGGACTGACTTTGATTATGGATTTGCAACATGGGGTGAATGGCGAATTTGCACAAATAATCTTTTACGTGGAAGAGGCTTTCAATTTAAGGCAATTGCCGTAAGCGCACAAGAAAGTCAAAATATTGTTGTAAAAGAACTTGGCGTGACTGCAAAGCTTAGGCAGCGAATCGAAAGATCTTCTGCCGACATAACAAGTGGCGCAAGTACCTACACTGTTAACTTCGTGAATAATTTTTATGCAGCGCCCGCCGTCATGATCACCCCAGTGCAAACATACACTGGTGATTATTACACAATTACTTCGGTTAGCGCTTCTGGTTTTCAGGTATCATTTTTTGATAGCACCGCCTCAGCCGTGAGTCGCGTGTTCAACTACACAGCCGTAGGATACGGCAGAAGGTTCTAACGCTATGGCCCAGCACGATTACGTCATTGATAACGCAACCGGCGCTGCTGTCCGCGCAGACCTGAATAACGCCCTGGCTGCCATTGTGAGCCTCAACAGCGGCTCTGTTGCACCGACGACGACCTACGCCTATCAGCCTTGGGCTGACACCACCACGGGGCTCCTGAAGCTTCGCAATGCGGCCAACACGAGCTGGATCACGATTGGCACTCTGGCCTCAACTAACCTTGGCCTCGTTGTCGGCCCTGCATCGGCTGGTACCGCCAATCAGGTGCTTGCTACCGATGGAGCTGGTGTTCAAACATGGGTTGATCGTGTTCGCTCTGTTTATGCAACATCGCAAAACAGCACATCTGGTGTAGTTATTGATTTCACAAGTATTCCAAGTTGGGCGCGAAGCATTGAAGTAATGTTTGCTGGTGTTAGCACAAGTGGAACCTCAAACCTTCAAATTCAACTTGGCACTTCAAGTGGTTTTGTAACTACTGGCTATCTTTCTGGCTGCATTACGTCAACCTCTTCGACCGCAAACTCAACCACGGGTCTTTTGTTAAGTGCTGCTCGTGCAGCAACTACGATTTCGCACGGAATTGCAACGTTGTATGCACTGACCGGCAACCAGTGGGTAATGAATACAACTACTGGCAATAGCGATACCGCTCAAATTTCTACTGGCGGTGGCAGCATTTCTTTGGCTGGCACGCTTGATCGTGTTCGCATTACTACTGTCAACGGCACGGATACATTTGATGCTGGAACAATTAACATTCGCTATGAGGGCTGATAGGTAAAAAGCCATGGCCGATCTTGAGCTTCCAGCGTACCGGCCTGTTTATCCAATTACAAAAAATGTGCGGCCAAGGCAATCTCAAACGAGGCTGCCTTCGTCGTGGGGCATTGAACAAAGAAAAACAGTAGGAAAGAATCAAACTGCGCCCGAATGGAATGTGAAATGGATACTTAGGGACGAAGATGCGAATATTTTAGATACGTTTTTATTTGAACGTGCAAAGAATAATCAATCGTTTCTTTGGGCGCCTCCTGGATACCCGCAGGCGAGGTATCGCTGTGATGACTGGACGAAAACAATGTTTGATCTGAGTGTCTCCGACATTCAAGCAACATTTGTAAGAATATATGACTACGACAACCTTATTACATTTTTACTTGAAAATGATCACTATTCTGTTGACATTCAAAACATTAATTTTGGGCATGGTTATTTTGTACATGCAACAACATATGCAATTGATGTATGCTCCTCTGTTGATGTTTCATTTACCAGAAATTACATTAGTTCGTTTGATACAGTCTCTATTGCCGTTAACATTGCTGACGTCAATCTTCAAAAGGGAGTCGCATCGGATTACTTTGGTGGATTCCATTCTCAAGTTTATGGATGGGATCGCGATTTCCAAGTTGATTGGTGGGCCGACTAACCTTGTCGCTAGGCTGAAACGTCGGATAGATTGGGGCAAAGGTTGATCTGTCATGGCTGCACCCAATCTCAAACAGCCCACTACAATTACCGGTAAAACTGCAACATATAATTGCACTGCTACGCTTGCCGTTGCGCTTTCAAATGCTGCCGCAAGCGGCAAAGTATTAAAAGTAAACACCATAAGAGCTGCGAATATTGACACTTCCCTAAATATCGCATTTGATCTTACTGTTTATCGAGGATCAACTCACTCATATATAGCATCTGCAATTACAATTCCAGTTGCTTCTACGTTGATTGCTTTATCAAAAGAAGAGTATATCTATCTTGAGGAGGGCGATGCTATTTATGCAAAGGCTGGTGTTGCTGCCAAGATTGACCTGACGATTGGCTACGAGGAGATCGCCTGATGGATCGGCTTGAAGGTGGTTATCTGGGTGCCAAGCCGACTTGGAGCACTGCGGCTTCTCCTGGCGTCTGGACGCTAAGCCAAGCGCTGGCTCGCCGCGCCGCCGGCACCTGGCCTGCCACCAGCTTCCTGTTTGATCCGTACTTCGAGAGCGTCAGTCTGCTGTTGCACATGAACGGCAGCAATGGCAGCACGACGTTTGTTGATAGCAGCCTGGGCAATCTGGCTGTCACTGCGAACGGCAATGCACAGATTTCTACAGCGCAGTCGAAGTTTGGGGGGAGTAGTGGGCTGTTTGATGGGAGTGGCGACGGGGCAATAATTACAACTGGGCTACAAAATTTTGCGATGACGGGTAATACTTACACGCTAGAAGCATGGATAAGGCCAACCGCTACCAGTGGCACTAGGCCAATTGTTAACATCATTGCAGCTAATGTTAGTTTTTTTGGTGATATTTCCTTGGCCATTTCTGGAGGGACGCTGGCATGGGAATCGCGCCACGATACGGGCAGTGGCTTTGCATCTATTTTTAGAACTGGAGGCACAATAGCCGTAAATACATGGTATCACGTAGCACTATCGGTAAACAATGGCGTCGCAAAAGCATTTTTAGATGGTGTACAGGTTGGCACTGATGCAACTTTTACTGCACCTGCATTTACCATCGCTGCAGTAGGAGTTGGAGCTTTCGGCAATCTGTATAATATCTCTACTGATTGTTTTGCTGGCTATATCGACGAAGTTCGCATCACCCGTGGCGTAGCCCGCTACACCGCCAACTTCGTCGTCCCTGGCGTCGGCTCCGACGAAGGCGCCGCCCTCTACGACCCATACTTCGATTACGTCAGCCTGCTGCTGCGCTGCAACGGCGAGAATAACAGCACGACGTTTACGGATAGCAGCAACAACGCCCTTGCAATCACGCGCAATGGTGACGCCAAGATCAGCACGACGCAAGCGCGGTTTGGTGGGGCTAGTGCGTTTTTTGATGGAACGGGCGATACACTTACTATTTCCGATACGGAATTACTGGAGTTTGGCAGTGACAACTATACAGTAGAAATGTGGATAAAAACAACACAGACTACTCAGTATGCAACTTTAATTAGCCGCATGAATGGAGCATTCACGAATGGCTCATGGAGTTTATTGATAAATAATTCAGGCGTAGGTGGAGGTGAGGTAGCGCTATGGGCTCAAAATCACGGCTTTGCCGCACCCTTGGTGGTAACTTCAGGCGTTTCAGTTATTGATGGAGCTTGGCACCACATATCCGTTGTGCGAAATGGATCTTCGCACGCAATCTATGTTGATGGTATCAGCAGAGCTTCAGCCACGTCCTCGTTTACTATTTCCAACCTGTCCTTAGGATTTACAATTGCAGGTGATGCTAATTATGGTCGTAACTATAATGGCTACATCGACGATCTCCGCATCACCAAGGGCGTTTGCCGCTACACCACCGCCTTCCGCCCTGTCGGCCCCTACGCCACCTCTGGCAAACTCGTCGATCCCTACCTGACCAGCACCAGTCTGCTGCTGCCCATGACGGGCGACAACGGCACTACGTCGTTCTTTGATCGGTCAAACAATTTC